GTTTGGTGGATTCCTTGAGTTCCGGACCCAGGTGAATAAAGGCTTTAACATTATGTTCAAAGCGTTCATGATTAAATATAATCAGCGCCTGGCGGAAGCAGTTGAAGCAAATAATGGACAACCTATTAGCAGAGACCAGAAACAAGAGATTGAAAAAGAACTCCAATATCTGATGCCAATTGCTAAGGGGCCCCTATCGAAAAGTTTTGAGGATGGTGTACTTGCCATCAAAACTAAGAATGTTGAGCAGAAAGGTAAATGGAATAAAGTACTCCAGTCTTATACTCGTGAAGTGAATGGTACAGATAAAAAATCTATACAGAACCAGATTGAAGCTAAAGAGTATGCAGATCCTGGTGTAGCACCAATGATTCTAATGATTCATACAATTGATGCTGCAGTTATTGCTCAAGTCTTGAAAGAGATGGATGCTCTGGGTGTGCACGATGCTGATATCTTTGGTTTGGATAATACTGTCGACGGTACTACCTTATACAATAAGGCCTTCCTGGAGATCAACGATCAGTTCAGTATTATTGGTTCAGTAGAAGAATCTATTGATGCACTGCTTGATGTATTAGCTAAGGATAAAGACCTGGCCAAAGAACTTAATGATCAGATTGCTAAAGATACCAGAACATTTGGAACCAGAGTAGGGAAGGACACTATCCCGGGTAACCTGAAGTCTGTGGTCCGTGATCTAAAAGCCCAAGCCAATACTACAGAAGAAGCTCGTAGAGATCTCTTTGAAAATAAGATTGATGCATCCGGACAAGCCTCACATGCAGATTCAGTATACCAGTCTCCAGCTGCCGCGAAGCGAGCAGTGGAGGCGGAGAATATGACTGATAAAGAAGTTATAGAAGAGGTTATACCTATTCTGATTAAGGAAATAAAAGAGGTATTGGAAATTCCAGTTACTGGATCAGTAGATCCATATAGTCCGGAAGGTAAAAAGATAGTTGTTGCACTGAAGAAAACAAAAGCTACTTTTGAACGTAAGATGAAAGATGACTCTTATGATTTGAATGATGCGTCTTATATTCGGGAAGATTTTGAAACTGAAATCCGTGGCGCATTGATGTCTGGATTGTCTTTAGATGCTGTATTAGAAATTTTAAGTTACGATCAAGAATCTCTTGAAGCTGAGTTTAGAGATGATCGTTTTGGTCCATTAGTAGAAGGTGGTTATGATAACCTTGGTTCAGAACAAGGAACTTTTGATCCAGCAGACTTTAATGATATTCCTCCTAAGCCTCTCAGCAGTGAGAATCTTACTGAGACATTCGACAGTCTGGCAGAATCCGGAAAGGATTCAACCCAACACACCGCACGCTTAACCAGTGTACTTGATAACATCGTAAAAGGTGTAGTCAATAATCTTGATGGTTTAGAACTTAGACTGAATGAGAATGGTGATACTACTTATGGTTTCATCAATAAGGAAAATGGTATCTATGTAGAAGTTGGTACTGGTACTATTGGTTACAATACGGATATGAGTGCCCAGGAAGTCCTGGTGCACGAGTTAGTCCATGGTGTGACTCGTTATGCTATTAACACTGATGCAGGGCTTAGAGCTGAACTCAGACGCTTATTCATTAAAGCAGAGAAGGAGATTACCTTTGAGGACTTCCTGAACCATGATGAGAATGGTGAGATTGTATATGCTGATAAAGAAGCTGAGATTATTACTGCCAAAGAGCGTTATAACTACATCTTTAATAATACCTCATCATCGCAGAACTATCTGCATGAATTCATGGCATATGGTTTAACCAATGAGAACTTTGCCAAACGTCTTGGTCAAGTAGATAGTTTTGGTGAGCGTACTCCAGCCACCGGTTCTATTTGGAATCGTATCACAGTCCTGTGGCAGAGATTACTAGATTATGTTGCTGGTAAGATTTACCACACTGAAGGAACTAAGGTAGATGCTGCATTAACCAATCTGGCTTCCCAGATGGGTGAGGTTCATAAGCGGAGTTCATACAAAGCAAATAAGTTTACTCAAAAGGAGAAAGAGCTTAATAGTAAAGCTGCTAAGACTATTCAAAAGTGGGTTCTGGCACCTTTCCAAAACTTTGTTAATAAACACACAAGCAAAGACCCCAATATTATAGGGAAACTAACTAAGATTGCTGCAACTTTGACAGACGAGCAGAAGGCGGCAGCCTTCAGTGAGGCGTTGTCCAAGACCTATGCCAGAATGAGATTGGTAAAGAACGGATTGTTAGAGTCATTGATTCGAGATATAAAAGGTATGACCAAAGAGAATGCTCTTTATCATGATCTACACAGATTCTCTAAACAGATGGTAGATCAGCTCAGAGGACGTATCTCTACAACTACAACTAAATATATCCAAAAAAGTTTTAAAGGTGACCAGCCATCAAAGGTTGAATCTGCTGCTATTACTAGAGCCCTTATGAAGAATGATATAACTGTGTTACGTGACACCTACTCTACCGAGCAGATCTTGAGCTTCATGTCTGATCCCGACGCTCTGCAAGCCGAAATTGAAAGCGTCAAGGAGACTATCATCGGGGAACACGGTACGGTAGCCAAATACTACATCGCTCAGAGTCGTAGTCTCGGGAGTATTGTTAGCCGGGGTATTGCAAAAGTCGATGAGCCCATGCTCAATGCATTCAATATCGCTCAGCTCAATGGCAATATTACGGGACAAACCGCTGAAGGGGATAGTGTAGCTGCAGAGGCCCTTATCGATAGCTTGGCTTCTCTTTATGCCATACGTTACACGGATTCCGTTGATCTGGGACTCGCTCATGGTGTATTCGCAAGGGAGCATAGACTGGACCCTACAGATAATGGCATCCAGACATTGCTCGATACTCATGCTGGATTCAAAGAAGATTCGTTGAACCGGTTGTTCCATGGTAATAAGACTCAAATGCGTAAGGGACAAATTCATGAGATTCTTGATCCTGATGTAGCTGTGAAAGTAGGGGCTCTTGATATGAGAGATTCTATGGAAAAGATGGGTTATCGTTTAGACCGTGACATTAATAAGAGTAAGCTGCCTCGGGACCTGAGTGATACTCAGCCAGATGACCAATATCTATATGTTGCTATCGGTCAGGTTCTAAATACTAGATTGAAAGGTACTGTATCTCTTACTAGTGAGCAGGTGGCTGGTACCACTATTGAATCTATGTATGCGACTCGTGCTGAGGGGCATAAGGCTGGTAAGGACATCATGAAGTCTAAGGTACGTGCTGTGCAGAAGCAATTCCGTGATTCAAATGCACGTAGTAATTCTGACAATATTCTTGTTCCTATCTTGAATGATGAAGGACAAACTGTTGGTTATCGTTACATGATGTCTGAGCACCATAAGAGAACTATTCTGAAACGAGATGATAAGTTTGATATTGTCATGGGTAAGATGGTAGCTAGTATTGACGATAAAATTAATACGAAAGATGTGAACAATAAAGTAGTCAACCTAATGAAAAGGGACTACGAGGATAATTTCAAAGAGAATCCTGAAAGGTTTATTGAGATTAGTGGTAAGAGTGCTAATGAAGAATATGCTGAGTTATTCGCTCTATTACCTAAAGCTATGAGAGATACCGTTAAGGATGTTTGGGGGGATAATCGTATTATTGTACGTAAGGATCTGCTGGATCTAATATTTGGTTATCGTAAGCGTTCAATTTCTAACTTAGGTGTATTTAATAAGCACCATAATGTAAGAATGTATTTACGACAAGCTGAGGTAATCTGGCAGGAAATAGTCAAGACTGTTAAGGTCAATATCGTAATCAAAAACCCTGCGGTTTTAGGATGGAATATTGTAAGTAATACTATATTGTTGGGTGTGAAAGGTGTTCCGGCTAACTATATGTTTAAGCAACAAGCTACTGCTATTGGGGCATTAAATAAATATAGAGAACGGTTAGAAAATAAAACCATGTTGGAACTGAGACTTCGCTCTGCGACTAATCTTACTGCTGAACAGAAGACAAGTTTGGAAGTACGTATTGGACGTTTGGATAATGACCTAAAGACCAGCTCAGTACATGAGTTGATTGAGGAAGGTTTGTTCCAAAGTATTATTGAGGATATTAGCCTTACTGAGAGTGCCCACGAGTATAAAGCTAGATTGGGGAGTAAGATTGAGCCACTGATTGGTAAGGTTATTCCTCAAGCTGGGGTTACTGTTGCCAAGCATTTATACATGACTGCAGATACTCCACAGTTTCAGTTTATGATGAAAGCTACACAATACAGTGATTTTGTTGCTAGGTATGCTCTGTACTCTTATAGAACAGAGGTTGAGAATGTGGATAAGGGTATAGCCCTTAAAGAGACCATCGAATCATTCATTAACTATGACTTACCTCTGGGAAGAGATATTCAATGGTTGAATGATATGGGTCTATTTATGTTTACTAAATTCTTATTTAGAATTCAGAAAATTATATTTAGTACATTGAAAGAGAAACCAGCTACTGCACTATCATCATACGTATTACAGGAAATCCTGGGTGACGCATCAGATATCCCCGACTCAAGCCTACTCAATATGGGTTGGATTGGTCGTGGAACTGGTCCAGTGGATATCATTGATAGTTGGGCAGCTGTTCCTCTTTCAGATGCATTTGGTATTACTGATACCAATTAGCCTTTGGCTGCTCTCGCAGCATTGGCTTTGGCTATAGCTCGTTCTTCTTTCTTATAAGCTGCGTACCCAATTATGAGTGCGACAGCTAGAAAGAGAACGAATAAACCAATTACGGCAGTCATTATAAATGGTAATAGTATTAATACGGCTAAACCGATTACTACAAAGAACAGAGCTTTAAGTCCGTCCCAGATTACCATTAGTCTTGACCAACATCAGCGTCGCTGTTAAACGGTGAACTATCTGCGCCATCACGGGCAATTGCACCGGTAGGTACTTTGGCTTCTGACTGCTCTGTAATATTTACAGTTGCAGACATACCATTATTACCACGACCAGCTTTGATAGAGATACTTAGATCTTTACCAGTAGTGCTGATACCTTGCTCACTTACGTAAGCGCCAATGGCTGAAAGGATTTCTTCATTATTGAGATTGATTTGCATCATTGCTCCTTATTAATTATGTAAAGCGTAATGGGCAAGCATGAGCGCATCACTGCGTCCATCCATTAGCCCGCCTTTTGGTCCCCAGATTTTACACCCGGGATAGAGCTCCTCACAGAGTTCTGCCACTCTAGTCTTAATGGCTTTAGAGCGTTTAGCGCCTTTGATCTCCTTCGGTATATCAACACCTATGAATTTCTGCCACTTTTTAGGTTGGACAATTTCCATAGGAAGCTCTTGTAGTTTGAGTAGTGTTTCCACTATTCCAAGATTCTTACCAAAGTTAAAGTTAGATTTAGCACTCATACCGAATAGGCTGTGCACATCCTCAAGCATTATCTTACTAATATGTACCTGACGGTCAGCTTCTGTGAGCCAACTATATATTGTCTGGACATTTTGCTTATGATCGATAAATCCGATCTGTGCTTTAGGATCGTTATCCGAGACCCAAAGAAGACACATTGCTCCTTTGGCTCCTGGATCACAACCAATTACAGCTCTGTTCACACTCTGAATTGGGCTAGATGACGTTTATCACCATCACCCTTAATCTGTACTCCAGGTACAAAGGTAAGAGCCTCAGCGACTGCATAGGAGCCATCCTCATTACGCTGTTGCGTAGTGACTTGGATTACTACACCGGTAGGTGTCTCCATTGCTTTCGTAGACTTCATCCAGCCTTCGCTCTCTGAAGAGGCTTTAGCAAGGAGTTTGAACAGATCCTCACCAAAGATGACTACATCAGTGACATTGTCTCGACATTTGTTTTGACAAGTATTGCCCAGAGATTTAGAAACAGATTCAACAATTTCAGCATCAATTATTTCTTTCATCTGGATATCCTGAGCTTTATCAGGTTGAATTACAACAGTATCAGATAAATCAATATCTAAGTCTTGTTGGTTATCAAGGTCTTCACCTTGATCTATATCTTGATCTAAATCAGACATAGTTTATCTCCTTTTATTAGCGCCTAAACCCATAGACAATTTTATGGGCTAAGATGCTGGCATCCACCCAATCATCCCCCTGACACCAATACTTCAGTGTCAGACGGAGTTTATCTATGAATTTAGGCATAGTAATTAACTGAAGATAGATGAAGTACCAACATCGGCACTGCCAGGGGCAGCTCCGGCTGCAGAAGCAGTAGGTAGGCCTTGAGTGGCACCACCAGCTTGAGCAGTAGACTTGTCTCGTGTCTTACCTTGGTTCAGATCTACCCATTTTTGACGGAAGGTAGACTCTTCTGCTTGAGCAGTTACTTCTGCTACGGTCATACCATCACGAGAACGGAAGACCTTATCGATCTCATTCTCTGCACGAGTTTCCCCGGTAGGTTGGTAATTTGCAGGTTGTCCTGGGGCAGCAACATTTTTGTTTTTGTCCACAATCTGTTTACGAACACCCAGATCAATTTCAGCACCGAGGAGTTCCATAAGGACATCCTTCTTTTGTGGTACTTCTTTAGATTGAGTGAAGTCATAAACATTGATTGTTTTCTCTTCTGGTTGAAGCTGTGACAGCTCTTTACCAATAGCGAGTAGACAGATAGCATTACCTACGTTAAAGCCAGGGAGATAGCGTTTCTCGCCGGTCTCTTGGCCATTCTTCTTAACCATGTAATAGTTACGATTGCCTTTGGCATCGCCTGAAGTTACATAGATAGTCTGCTTAAGGCTTTTACCATCAGCAGTTTTCAGTTGCAGGTTGAGACTCATAGCTCCACCAGATGACTTATCAATGTAAGCCATATCAACAACAAATGAATATACATCTGTCTCTAGGGGACCACCTCCACCGAGGAAGTCAGTTTCATCTGCAATATTTGCATCACGTTGTAGATTTTCAAACATATTTTAGCTCCTAATTAGCCGTTATAATATTCATGTAGTCGATTGATTACATGCTGGATGTTATTATCAATATAGGTTTCATTGATAGTCCACATTCCAAGGGAACTCCTGATACGTTCATTGACAGTCTCTTTAGTGAGACGAGTCTGATAGACATACTTGAAACCAAGCATCTCCTCATCAGGAGTGATGTTCAGCAGGTCACTGCCAAACGGTTCGAGTGCCCGGAGGGACATCTTCTTGGAGGAAATAACTGTACTGAAGTATGATTCAATGCCTTGGTTCATTAAAGAACCTTTGACCTTTACATACGTCTCCACAGCCATTTCTTTCTCATTCATTATATCCATGGTGTGACCCAGGAAGATAATGTTCTTGGTAGAGCGAGCCACATATTGTGACATCAGCCTCTTCCAGAATTGAGCATATTCGCCCCAAGCCTGCATAGTATTGCTGGAAGGCAGTACATGGATAGACTCATACATATCCATCAGATAGGTGAGAGTATCAACTACGATGGTATGAATCTCGGGCATCTCTTCAGCTTTATTAAGAGCCTCATAGATTTGAAGTGGATCTATAACTGCAAGTTCCATAAATTTGCTTCTAAATGGCAACTTTTTATTATTTTCACAGTTAAGATACATGACACCTTGGGGTGCCTCAATTGACATTAGACTAGCACTCTTACCGGTGGCAGATTTGCCACTGATAAGTACTAGATTGTCATTTGTTGATGTTTCAGTGCTCATAGTTACTCCTTAAGCCATATCACGTTGGGTTACTGCACGAACAACAGAGGTCATTATGGTAGTATCAATCTCTGTTTCACTGAGTCCATTCTGTAGCTTACCGTTGAAGGCCATAATTGCGTGTCTTACACCATCAGCATTATAGCCACTATCTACTAGAACCAATGCATACTTGATGAGTTGGTTAGAACGATTCCCAGTGGAGGTATTGAGGAAGAACCACCGTTCCAGATTGTCCAAAGATTCATTATCAATGAACTTCTGGGTCTGTTCTTCGGCTTTTTTAGTGGATGGAATAAAGAGCATTGCATCTAGTGATGCACCATCTTGGTAAGAGTACTCACCTTCATGAGATTGCCACTTACGTGCAATATCTTTGGTGGCTGTATCTACCTTAAATGGAAGCCAATTAAACACATTCATCATAAACTCTTTATAAGTATCTGGTGTTAGCTTAACAATATGACTCAACGGAAAGATGATCCTGAATCGGTTCTGCTGTTCCGTGTGTCTCTTTGTTGTAGCAAACATACACTTATAATCTTTGAGTAGGAATTTTGCAGTCTCAAGACTTACGCCATTATCAATATCGACAATGACGAGGTTAAAGCCTTGAACTGCATTCTCCCCTTTACGGTGCCCATCTATATATTGGTGAGCTGAATAATGGTAACCAGGTGCAGTTACCACTTTATAGAGCTCATCAAATGGTGCCATTTCTGGCTGGTACCCTTCGGCCACATCAGTACTGTAGGACAGAATCATCTGATCCAATTCAGTAACATTAAGTGACTCACCTTGAAAGAATTCAATTCCTTCATCGTAGGTACGCTTAATGATGATATTGTTCTTGTAGCCATAAGCTACAGCCAATGCCATCAGGTCTTTCATTTGAGATGTGCTACCTTTGTAGAAGGCTAGATCTTCCACTAGGTCCACCTGGGTGATTTCACGACCAGCATTAGCAATGTACTTTGCCAGCTTGACGTAGTTACGTTCCCGGGTGAGTATCTGTGTAAAGGCCGTACCTGAGTCTTCTACCAGTTTAATTGCACTGTATAGATGTTCCTCGGTAATATCATTTGACCCATCCACAAATGCATATGCACCTGCGAGTTTGAGAGCCTTGAAGTATCTGTGAGCCACTTCGGCCTTTAGAATCTCTTCATGGTCTCGGAGACTATCGCTTAACTTATCACATTCGATCTTATACTTGATAAGCTCGATACTGACATCTCGTGAGATAGCCAGTGTTGGATTAAAGTTATCGACACTTGCCAGATTCTCTAGCTGGGTAGCCAGAACCTCCAGCACATCTGTAGAATTTTGATCTGTAAGGAGTTCATAGACTTCTTCTGGGGTCATATGCATGTCCCGGTCAGAAGGCTTAGTGTAGCCAAACATACAACGACGACCAAAGCCTGCCTCTAACATTTGATAAAGTTCTTCTTCCACCTTACTACCATTAAGTAGCTTGGATGGAGTTCCAAATAACATCATATTGGTTGGAGTGCGACCATCGATCTCTTCGCTTCTACGATTCTCTGCGGTGTTCTTGGTCAGTTTAGGCTTAACCTTACCTACATCGAATAGCTCAAGAAATACGGTTAGAACCTCGGTGTTAGCCATTAGGTTAGAACCAATTTCGTCCATCTCAAAGTTGACTGATCCAGCTCCTGCCATCAAAAGTAAATGACGCATTTGCTTTACAGCCGGTGATGTACCAGAGTCGAATGAGAAAGCTAGAGAGCCTAAGCCCTCAAATTCTTTCTTCACTTTCTCTAATACTTCATCTGGGTCTTCGTTATACTTATGCGCTCTTGCTACTGCAATACGAGCCAAGTTATTTTCGCTTACCTGGATGAATGTTTCATTCAAGAATTTATACTTGAATTTATGTATTACTTGTTCCTCAACAATATTTGTTGAATGGCCTTTACCATGACCAGACGATGCCAAATTAAGGGCATACATATTGACTGGGATTACTCCCCGGTCAGGTGTCTGGATATTAGTACGCATCATAGATGCAACCTTAGAAAAGTAATACGCTACAAGGACACGGAAGAACAATGGACTATTGTTTTGGGTCTTCCGCATCAGTACATCTACCAGTCTTTCTGCTGGTTCAAAGTATTCTACTGTGCTTAAATCTCTCATAATTTGTTAGTCCAAATTTTGGCATATACGCTTAAGCTCTTATTCAAGTCAAGTTCGTTATTAACGAAAACAACTAGTGCAGCACGAGTACGTACATTAGGTAGGTTTCCCTCTTTCCATTCAGTATGCCAATGTATTAGGTTTCCCTCTTTCCATTCAGTATGCCAATGTATGATGTCAAATTTTTGCTTATCAGTAATCTTAGTACGGTCTGCTTCTTTACGACCATTAATTACTGGTACTGGTTTTGGATCATCACCAAACATATAGTCCCAAGCAGTTTCAATTACTTTAGGTACAAGGGCGGTAAGCCCCATTTTAATTGCCCATGGTGCAATTATCATTATCTTTCTCCTTGTAAATACAATGATTAAATAAATATTTATGATCTTCAGGTAAAGCATCATAAACGTCATACGCCATACGGCGGATTTCCCACATAGCACCGGGAGCGGTGCGAAGTGAAAGAAA